TGTACGGCTTCAAGGTCGCCGTCAACCAGGGGTTCGATTCGACGGTTGCCGCGAGCAAGAAGACCATCCTGTTCGGCGACATCAGCAAGTATAAGATTCGCGACGTGCGGAATTTGATCTTGCAGGTGCTGCGTGAGCGCTACGCCGAATACAATCAGGTCGGCGTTCTCGTGATCGCCCGCACCGACGGCAGGCTGCTCGATGCCGGGACGCACCCGGTTAAGTATCTCCAGCAGCACGCGTAAAAAGGAGGCGATCATGGCCAAGGTGAAAATGCTTGTGGGATTCGCGCGGACCTCCGGGAATTGGAATCCCGGCGACACGGTGGATCTTCCCGGCAAGGAAGCCGAATCCATGATCGCCGCCGGATACGCCGAACTGGTTGACGGGAATTCCGAATCGGTCGAAATCCCTGAAAGAAAAGTGAAACGAAATTACACCAAAAGGGGTGAAAAATGAGCAGAAATCTTGTGGAAGAATCCATTGCCTCCGTCGCGATCACCGCCACGGAAGGCGCCGCCGCCTCCACCGACATCAGCGGTGCGATTGTTGATCTCGCCGGGTACAATGGTCTTCAGGCGATTGTCACCTTCGGCGCGATCACCAGCGGGGCCGTGACCAGCATCAAAATGCAGGTCGGCGACAACTCCGCACTGTCCGACGCCGCCGACGTGACCGGGCTTTCCGTGACCGTTGCCGACGATGACGACGGCAAGGTGTTCGTTCTCGATCTCGTGAAGCCGCTGAAGCGCTACGCCCGGGTCGTCGTTGACCGCGGCACTCAGGACGCGGTAGTCGAACAGGCGACGTACATCCGGTATGGGGCCAAAGACATGCCGGTTGTGAACGCCAACGCCGCCAAGGCCGCCCAGGAATAACAGGAGGCCGTTATGAGTTATCAGACCAAAAACTACGGGGAACAGGGCGGCGAGCGTACCGTGATCGGCGGATCTCTTGACGTGGTTTCCGGCGGAGAGCTGGATATCGAATCCGGCGGATCGCTGAAACTGTCCGGGGTTGCCGTTTCCGCTTCCGCCGCGCAGATCAATGCGGCCGGAGCGAATACCGGCACGATCAAAGCCGGATCCTACACGGTGGTTACGGCTGACGACGACGCCGGAACCAAGAGCATCGCCACCGGCCTCGCGTCGATTGCCGCGTTCGCGGTGACGATTCTTCGCGCCGGGGTTCCGTTGTTCAGCGATCAGGCGCTGTCGGTTTCCGGCGGGAATATCGTCGTTGCCGATGGTGCGGCAACCTATGAGCTGACGGCGGGCGACGTGATTACGTGGTTCGCCGCCGGGGCGATGGCCTAGGGAGGTACGCTTGATGAACGTTTTTACCGGGTTGCAGGTTATCACAGAGCCGGTCGTCGAACCGGTTGCCGTTTCCGAAGTAAAAGAACAGCTTCGGCTCGACGGCAACGAACTCGATGCGATGATTTCCGGCCTGATAACCGCGGCAAGAATGGCGGTTGAAGTGCTCGTCAAGCGTCGTTTGATTACCACCGGGTTGCGGATCGGATTCGACCGGTTCTGCCCGGTGATGCAGTTGCCTTATTCTCCGGTGCAATCGGTTGATTCGATCAAATACACCGATGAAATGGGCGTTGTCAAAACGTTGTCGGAGACCGGGTATCTGGTCGATCTGGCGAGCGATCCGGTGCGGATTACTCCGGCGTACTCGGTTCCGTGGCCGTCGATCCGCCCCACGGTCGGCGCGGTGTCCATCGAGTATACAGCCGGATACGGGGACGACGCGGCAGATGTTCCGCGATCGATTCGGCAGGCGATTATTTCGCTGGTGATTGACATGTTTGAGCATCCGGAGAAGTCAACCGAAATCAATTTGTCCGAAAACCGGACGGTCGGCTATATGCTGAACGCCTACCGCAACTGTACGCTGGTGATGTGATGCAGAGCGGAAAACTGCGGAACAGGGTGATAATCGAGCGGCCGGTTCGGGCGGTGAACGCCAGTGGCCAGCCGGTTCAGTCATGGGAAGCGCTGGCGATGGTGTGGGCGGACATCAGGAGCGTTTCCGGGAAAGAGTTCTATGCGCAGGAGAAGCCGAACGCGGTTGCAACGCACAACGTTTTTATCCGTTGGCTGGACGGAATTGATGAAACCATGCGGATTGTATGGGGAGAGCGGATTTTTAACATCGTCCACGTCGGGGAAGACAGGACGCATGAACGGTCGATGTCAATCGTCGTCATGGAAAACAAATAGGGGGTATAAAAAATGAGCAAGATAGCGATTTTTTCGATCAATTCACGCATCGGGGAACACACCATTTCGAGTCAGGCGACGCTGACCGATTCCGCCATCATGCTCTCCGCCGACGCGACGCTGCTGGCGGCGGACGCGGGGACGCTGAGCACCCGGACCGACGCCGACGAGGGAACGATCAGCCTCTCCACCGGCCACGGCATTACGACAGCCGACCAGGTCGATCTTTACTGGACCGGCGGAGCGCGGTACAATGTGACCGTCGGTACCGTTTCCGGCAACTCCGTTCCGTTTTCCGGCGGGACCGGCGACGATCTCCCCGCCGAGGACGCTGAAATCAGCGTCGCCAAGCGGACCGCGATCACGTTCACCGATTCCGGCGACAGCATTTCCGCCTTTATGGCGCAGTGCGACCAGGCCTGCCGGTTCGCGTTTATGGATGCGAGCGGCGAGGTTTCCGGCGCGGCGTTCTCCGTCGCCGCCGGGCAGGGCGTCCCCTGGTATTCCGGCATCGGCTACGCCAACCCGGTAGCCGGGGCGACGCTGGTTAAAATTGAGGCGTCCACCAGCGCCGCCGCCAACGCGACGTTTACGGTTGATATTCTGGGCGACGCTTCCAGCGAGGATTAAACGATGGCAACCAGATTTGCGGGACAGGGCGATTATCTCCGGGATACCGGGAGCCAGAAATGGATCAACGTTTTTGGCGACGTTGAGGTCATCCGCAATCTGGGCCGTCTGAAAACATCCATCGAGCGCAAGGTGCTGAGAAAGGCGATTGCGAAGGGCCTGAAACCGATTGCGGCGGCGGCCAAGCGAAAAGCGGCGGTCCGCAGCGGGTTGCTAAAAAGGTCGATCAAGTCAAAAGTGACGCGAATGGTCAGCGGAAAGATTTTCGTCGATCCGAAGGTGACCGGGGTTGTCGATGGTAAATTGTCGAAACCGGCGAAGTATGCGCACCTGATCGAGTTCGGCACCAGAAAAGCAAAGGCGCAACCCTTTATGAGACCGGCCATGAACGAAGGACGAACCCGGGCGCTGGCGATTATCGAACAAACAGCAAGAGAGGAGCTTAAAAAACTGTGAGCAGCTTTCTTTCCGCTTTACGCTCTTATCTGCTGGCAGACGAGACGATTTCGGGTCTGGTCGGAGTCCAGCGGATTTATTGCGGGATGGCCCCGAAGGATGTGATTTCGCCCTATGTGATCATTCAGGGAATTTACGGGGCGGAGCGTTACGGGATCGCCAGCCTGGACGGCCAGGACGAAGAGGCGTGGCAGATTGACGTATGGTCGACTGATTACGGCATTTGCGATACGTTGCGGCTGGCGATCAGGAGCCGGATCAACGGGAAATTCGGCGTCAAGTTCGGAGATTACGCAATTCACTCGGTGACGGAGGAAGATCACCGCGAAACGGCGGAGCCGGAAGGTGACGGCTCGGAAACGGTTTGGTATCGGTCCAGCGCGGACTATACAATAATCAGGGACACAAGCGAAACTACCTAAACGGGAGGAATTGAAAATGGCCATTGTGATTGACGGAAAAGGTTCGACTGCATCGTTCGGCGGTACGCCGATTGCCAATCTGTTGAAAATCAAAATCGATACGCTCCGCGGCGAGCGCACCTTCATCGACCTGACCGGCCTTTCCGATGCGGTCGTGAATGGCGAGATGTCGGAGGTCAAAGACTGGAAAACCATCGTACTGACGGTAAAGACCGACCCGGCGGTGGTGAACGGTCTCTCTGACGCCAACGCGCAACTGGTGATTGCCGCCCCGGCTTCGGTCGGCAAGACGCTGACCGCCTGGGCTCAGATCGAAACCGACGGCGGCTTGGAGCTGGTAAGCAAGACGCGCGGCGAAACCGATATCACGTTCCGCCTGACCAACCGCAACTCGTCCGGCGCGGTCACCGCTCCGGTGCTGGCGTAAGAGGGGGATATCATGGGTAAACTATTTGACGCGGCGAAAAAGCACTCCTATTCCAAGGCGACCTTTTGCATCGGAGAGGAAAAGATCGAGCTTCTGGTCAAACTCTTCGGAGCGAATGAGTATGACAAGCAGCTCGGAACCTTCCAGGCGGGAGACAATAAAAAGGCGGCGGAAGTGCTTTCCAGCTACTTCCTCGACCCGGATACGCTGAAACCGGCGCTTACCGCCGAGGAGCTGCTTTCCGACGAATGGAAAAACGCCGATTCGCTCCGGCTTTTCCAGTTGTTCCTCGACGTAAACCTCGGCAAAGAGGGAAACTGACCGGCTGCCCCGAAGAGTTGCACTGGTACAAGATCAGTTCCAGAATCGGCGGCAGCGTGGAACGCAACAAGGAAACGCTCTCCCGGCGCGAATTTTTTCGCTGGGCTGAGTATTTCGATTGGGAACAGTCGCAGCGGGACAAGCAGGAAACGTATCTGGCCCGGATCATTTCTCTTTTGGAAAAACAGGTTTTCAAGGAACCGGCGGAGATGGGCGACTGCTACTGCCCGCCGCTCTCCAAAGAGGAGTTGAGAATGGCCGGATACGAAACGGATGAAAAAAACGGCGGGATGCTCGACCCCGCCTCCGGGTGGGCGATGCTCGGGGCGGTATTCGGAAAAAAGGAATAGACAATGGCCGGAAATCTTGGAACACTCGCGGTATATCTGACCGCCCATACCACCCCGGCTTTCAAGCGGGAGATTTACAATGCCGAGCGCACGGTAAATCAATTCTCCTCCCGGATCGAGCGCCTGTCAAGATACGGCCTTGCCGGTCTTGGCGGAGCGCTCGCCTTTTCCGCCCGCGAATTTATGAATTTCGACACGGAAATGACCAAATCCGTTGCGATCATGAAGGGCGTCACCGCCGACATGCGTTCGGAGTTGGAGCGCACTGCCGTCTCTATTTCCACCCAGTATAAATTCTCCGCTTCTCAACTGGCACAGGGATATTTCTATCTGTTTTCCGCGGGCAAATCGCTTTCCGCATCACAAAAAGAGCTGGTTGACGTGGCCCGGTTCGCCCAGGCCGGTCAATTTGACCTTGCCACCGCAACTACGCTTTTGGCTGATGCTCAAAAGGCGCTTGGGCTGTCTTCCGAAAATCTTGTGGAGGATCAAAAGCAACTGGTCCGCGTCTCCGATGTGCTGGTCAGGGCGAACACGCTGGCAAACGCCAACGTGCAGCAATTTTCAGAAGCGCTGACCAATGAAGCCGCGGCGGCGATGCGGGCGTTCAATATCCGTCTTGAAGAGGGCGTTGCGGTATTGGCCGCATATGCCGAGCAGGGGACAAAGGGTCAGGAAGCCGGGTCGATGCTCGGGCGCTTCCTGCGTTTGCTGGTCCCGGCGGCGAATGAAAACGAAGAGGCATTCAGCAACCTGAATATCCGCGTATTTGACGCCCAGGGGAATTTGCGTAATCTGGCCTATATCATTTATGACATGGAGCGGGCATTTTCTACAATGAGCGTTTCGGAACGAAGCGCCGCGCTGGAAGCGCTTGGGTTTGAGAAAAAGATGCAAGGTGCGGTTTTTCCGCTGCTCGGAATGTCAAGGGCGATTTACGATTACGAAAATCAACTGATTTTAGCCGGAGGAACCACGCAGGAGGTTGCGGACAATCAGTTGAAAACGCTGTCTCAACAGTTTGGCTTGCTGATTAACAACGTTCAGGCGACGGTATCCGAAGCGATGAATTTTTCAGAGGTGATCGGATCCGCCGGCGAAGCGATTGGATCTTTTACACAGTTGATTCGAGATACCGATAGGCCGACCAAGGCGCTGGTAATCAATCTGACCGCGGCTACAGCGGCGATCGCCGCGCTTGCTCTGGCGGCAAAAGGGCTCGGTATTTTAAAACTGGCAAAAGCATTCATTGTATTGTCTGTTGCGGTAAACACGCATACCGTTTCGCTTTGGAAAGACATTGCCGCGACCGCCGCTGCAAACAACGTCGGGATTTTAAACGCGATTATGATAAAATCCCGCATCGCGCTGCTCGGTAAATTGGCCGTAGCAACCAATGTGGCCACAGTGGCAACAAAAGCTCTTGCCGGGGCTTTGTCTATCCTTCTGCTTGGAATTCCGGTTGCAATTGTTGGATTCAGTTTCGGGAAATGGGTGGGGGAGCTGGATGTTGTCAAGAATCGGCTTCAGTGGATTTCTGATTTACTGGTTATGCTGAGCGGAGAACAAAAAAGAAGCGAAGAGCTTGATCGTAAAATTGCTGAATTTAAAAAGCAGCGTGAAGCGTTGATCGCCGCTGGCAAAATCAACCCAAAGGCAGACGTAGAACGGGCGGAACGCGCGGCGCGTGGTCGGGAGTTGGCCGAAAAAACTGCGGAGATTGAGACAAAAAATCAAAAAGAACTTGCGAAGCTGGAGGATAAGCGCAGAGCGGCGATGGATAAATTGCTTGAATCGCGTATGACACAAGAGGACCGCATCAATCAGCTCATCAAGGAGCGCGACAAGCTGGAGGCCGAATTTAACGCCAAGGGAATTTCGAAGCAGGAACGCTTGCGGCGCGAAACCGAGCTTTTGAAAAAGCAATACGAACTGGAGCAGGCACAGAAACTCGATGACAAAAAAGGCGAAAAAGAGCGCCTGAAACAGCAGCGAGAGATGGAAAAACAGGCCAAAACCAAGAGCGAGCAGCGAGTGCAGGAATCCCTTGTCCGCGGGACGATGGAGGCGGTCAAGGCCGAGGCGCAGTCTCGGATCGACGCGCAGGGCATCGAACTATCGAGGCAGATTGTGAAAAACACCGAGCGTACGGCAAGGGCGGCGGAAAAGACGGCGGAAACCATCAAAAATTATCCGGGAACCAGGGCAAACCCATTTGAACTTATCGAGGCGATATAATGGCGGTCACTTATCAAAACGAGTTGCCGGACAGTGCCAGCCGCGACAG